TCGTTTTGTAGGCGGTTCATTGGCAACGTGGATTTCCGATAGCGGATCACAAACGATCTGGATTGGAGCAGACGCTAATGTGCAGCTCAACACCGGTAACTTGACGCTGCTGAACAACATTCCATTGGTTGCCGTAGACAATGGCGGCACGCAGCGGCAAGTGCTAAAGATGGCAACAAACAACACGTTGCAAATCGGCTTTACTTCTGGCAATGGCAATTTTCCATTGGGCAGATGGAATTTTGGCGCTGCGGTGCAATTAGTTAGAACCGCTCCGGTATACGGGACAACAGTCACAATTGACGCTTCGCTGGGTAATTCTTTTGACATCACGGCAACAAACGGCACTGGGTTTACAATTAGCAGTCCGACAAATAGTTACGATGGCGAAATTATTAACATCACCATTCTTAATACATCGGGCGGCGCTCTAGGCGCTATTACGTGGGGCGGCAATTACAAAATGTCTACGTGGACGTCACCAGCCACGGGCAACAATCGCTCAATCACGTTTAAGTGCAATGGAACATATTGGTACGAATTGAGTCGCGCAGCGGCAGACGTTCCGAACTAAGGACACCCCATGATCCACGCCGACTTCAACACCGTCCTTGAGGCGGGCGACCCCGAAGAACTGACGCAGCTCGAGCTGGCCCAAAAGGTGGGCGACGCGCTCAACAAGGCGTATCCGAATCACCCGTGGGTCATCGGCTTCCAAGGCGGTGGCATCGTCGTGCGACACCTTGCCATCGCGGGTGCGGTCGCCAACACATTGGGCAAGGAAGGGTTCAGCAGCCTCCTCCCGAAGAACAAACTGGGGACGCCGGACGAGATCCGCGAATCCTGCATACGTTTCGGCGGCGAGCTGCTCGAAGCGTTCGATTTACCGCGCGGGGCATGGGACGGTCGGGAGCCACAGGTGCCTAAAGCATGGCGCTATAAACAAACGAGCAACTTCACATGACCGACAGCACCCAGTGGCGTCCGCAACCGCCGAGCATCAAAGACCCGCCGGCGGGTGACGTGCATCTTGACTACATGGCGAACGAGCAGGACGGCGAAGGCATCATGCCCGAGCAAGTCAGTCCCGAGGATCAGTACGACGATTTTGACCCTGAGCAACCGAACTGGAAGCGTCGGGCGCAAGACGCGTATCGGTTCAGCACGTCATTCGTTGACACGAACTACCGCGGCGCCTGGGACAACTCCATTAAGGCGTTCAACAACACGCACCCGTCGGACTCGAAATACAACAGCGAGATATTCCGTAAGCGGTCCAACATATTCGTCCCCAAGACCAGGGCGATCATCCGCAAGAACGAAGCGGCTGCGGCAGCGGCATTTTTCAGCAACCTCGACCGCATCTCGGTCACGCCGGTCAACGGCAACGACGAGGTGGAGCGCGTATCGGCTGACGTCATGCAGCAGCTGATCCAGTATCGGCTTACCAAGTCGATCCCGTGGTTTCAGGTGTGCATGGGCGGTCTACAGGACGCGCAGGTTCAAGGCGCGTGCGTGGCTCACGTCCACTGGCGCTATGCCATGCGGAAGGATGCCAAGGGCAAGCTGATTCGGTCGGACGATAAGCCGTGCATTGACCTCATCCCGATTGAGAATTTCCGGTTCGACCCGTCTGCCAACTGGACCGACCCGGTCAACAGCAGCCCGTACATCATCCACATCATCCCGATGTACGCGGTGGACGTGAAGCAGCGCATGGAGCGTCCCGATCCGAAGGGGCGCCAGTGGAAAAAGTACCCCGACAGCGCCTTGATCTCGCCGATGACCGATGACAGCACCCGTCGAGCGCGTACGGGCGTCGCTCAGGATCCCCACATGGAGCGTCGCACGATCAGCGATTACGACATCGTTTGGGTGCATCGCCATATCCATCGTTGGAACGGCACCGACTACCAATTCTGGACGCTCAACAGCGACAAGATGCTGACCGATCCGGAGCCTTTGGATGCCACCGTGTTTCACGGCAAGCGCCCGTACGTGTTCGGCGTCGCCAACGTGGAAACGCACCGACCGATACCGTCAACGATCCCGCAAATGGTGAAGGGGCTGCAGGATGAAATCAACGAAATTAAGAACAGCCGTCTCGACAATGTTAAATTCGTACTCAACAAAGGTTATTTTGCCAAGCGTGGTAAAAACGTCGACCTTCCCGCCCTTGTCCGGAACGTACCGGGACGCGTCGTTCTCATGGACGACCCCGCGACCGACGTTGTGGAAAACACTTGGCCCGACATAACCGCATCGGCCTACGCTGAAGAAGATCGGAACAACGCCAACTTTGACGAGCTGGTGGGCAACTTCAGCGCCGCATCCGTCAGCACCCAGCGCAGCCCGCGCGAACCTGCCAGGGCGATGACGCTGCTTCAGGCGCCCGCCAACCTACTGACCGACTACATGCTGATGACGTACTGCGAGACGTTCATCGCGCCCGTCCTGCGCCAACTGGTGCTGCTCGAGCAGCATTACGAAACCGATCATACGGTCTTGGAGATCGCCGGCAAGAAGTCCAAGCAGTTCCAGAAGTTCGGCATGGACAAGGTCACCGACGATATGCTTGAGCGCGAGATGACGGTCAACGTCAACGTCGGCATGGGCAACACCGACCCGGTGACCAAGATGCAGAAGTTCCTGTCCGGCATCATGGCATTTGCCAAGATCAGCCTGAAGCCGCCGCCGGGCGTCAACCTTGAGGAAGTGTTCAAGGAAGTCATGGCGCTGTCGGGTTACAGTGACGGAGAGCGGTTCAGCATGGGCAACGATCCTGAGAAGGCAGCGCAGGCAATGCAGCTCAAGCAGCTTCAGATGAAGTTGCAGCAGCTCATGATAGAGCGTCGGGACAAGTCCGAGGCCAATGCGGTCAAGCGCGAGACGGCGACTCAGTCCAACATCGTCAAGCTGCTGCTGGCCGACAAAGAAGATCAGCACGAGAACATCAAGCTGTACGCCGGCCATCTGGCCGCCAAGGATCAGGCCGAGCATCAGGCGCAGTTGCAGGCGCAACAGGCGGCTGCACAACCGCAAAATATGCAGAAACCTGCATAAAAGGGGCATAAATGGGGAGGCACATTGATCCAGACGAGCCGCTGGTCCGTACAGCGGTTTTTGGGAAGCAGGTTGAGGACTTTTTGACGTCCGATATCGGTGATTACCTGCTCCAAAAGGCCAAACACGACGAGCAGACGGCCATTGAGGAGCTAATTTCGGGTGTCGGCGTCCTTGAGGACCGCCAGATTCGCGAGATTCGCAGTCGGATCTACTGGGCGCGCAATTTCACGCAATGGCTAGGCCATGCCGTGGACATGGGGCGTCAATCGTTGGAAATGCTGAAGGAGGATGAATAATGGCTGAACAAATGACCGATGAAGAAGCCCGCGCCAAGCGTGAGGCCGAAGCTCGAGCTGCCAACAAACAGCGCAACGACGAGCGCTTGGAACGTCTCAACGCCATCGCCAACCAGGCTGACGAGAAAAAGTCGGCTGACGGCATGGAAGATCTGGAAGACGAGGCGTGGACCGAGCAGGGCCCGCGCCGCGAACGCGAGACTGAGCAGGATGACGGCACGATTGTGGCCGAAGCCGAGCAGCAGGACCGCGATTTGGACGAAGCCCGCGCTGCCGGCGCTGACGACGTCCGTGTCACCAACGGCGAGACCTACTACCGCCTGATCGTCAACGGTCAGGAGCGGTGGCTGACGCTCCAGCAGCTGCGTGAGAACGCGTCAAAGGTGTCCGCGGCTGACGAATACTTGCGTTCGGCCAAGGAACTTGTTAAAAATAACCTCAGCGCCACTCCATCCCACAGGGACGAGTCGGCGGGCGCGGATCGAGGCCGCGTGCGCGAACTGCTCAACCGCGCGATTATGGGTGAGCAAGAGGCGATTGACGAGTTGGCACAGGCCATTGAGCGACCATCCGCCACGGCGGACGTTGCGAGACTTGTGGACGAGCGCGTTGATGGTCGGTTGACGTTTCGCGAAGCTGTTAATTGGTTTGACAAGGAATATTCGGCAGAGCTATCGGATCCCCGCTTGAAGGAATACATGGTCTGGAAGGACTCGCAGTTAGCGCAGGCCAACCCGGACATGGACTTCAAGGAGCGACTCCGCCAGGTTGGCGAAGAAGCGCGGGCATTGCGAGGCCGACCGAGTGCGCCAGCTGCTGATCCGCAGCGTCGAGCCGACAAAGAGCAGCGCAAGGCGTCAGTTCGGTCGATTCCGGTGGCCGGTGGACGGCAATTGGATGAGGCCGAAGAGGACGAGAATGAGACGTATGAGATGTCCATCGCCAAGATGGCACAGCTCCGCGGTCAAGCTCGCCCTATCGTGCATCGACGTTAAAAACCTCGTCATGGTGGCGAGGCCAACACTAGGAGTCTCGCCACATGGCAGGTCAAGTTTGGGCTGTTAACAGCCTCGGCGGCTACCTCTACAGCCGTCAGCTCTCGAACGTACTGCGCGCTAACGTGCAGCCTCTCGTCAAGTTCCGTCAGTTCGCTGACGTTCATGACATTTCTCAGCAGGGCAAGAAGAAGGGTGACACCTTCACGTGGGACGTGTTCTCGGACGTGTCGGCGGCTGGCGCCGTCCTCGTTGAAACGAACACGATGCCGGAAACCAACTTCACGATTGTGCAGGGTACCCTGACGGTCACAGAAGCTGGCAACAGCGTTCCGTACTCGGGCAAGCTCGACAACCTGTCGAAGTTCCCGGTTGAGGACGTCATCAAGAAGGTGCTCAAGAACGATTGCGTCAAGTACCTTGACCGCGGCGCGTGGACGCAGTTCAACCAGACGCTCTTGCGCGCCATCCCGACGGGCGGTACCTCGGCGACTGCGGTCACGCTGTACACGAACGGCACGGTCACCGGCACAAACTCCATTGCGTTCAGCAACGCCCACGCCAAGGCGATTGTGGACGCGATGAAGGAGCGCAATATCCCGGCGTACATCGCGGACGATTACTACGCGATTGCATGGCCGACGACGCTGCGTACCCTCAAGAACAACCTTGAGACGATCCACCAGTACTCCGACACAGGTTTTAACCTGATTATGAACGGAGAAATTGGCCGATACGAAAATACACGTTACGTGGAGCAGACTTCAATTTCTAAAGGTACCGGCACAGACGGTATCACCACAAACGCGTGGACCAACGGTCAGTCCGACTGGATCTTCTTCTTCGGTAACGACACGGTGGCCGAAGCCATCGCGGTTCCTGAGGAAATGCGCGGCAAGATTCCGACCGACTACGGTCGCAGCAAGGGCATCGCCTGGTACTACCTCGGCGGTTTCGGCATCGTCCACACGGCTGCGATTAACACCCGCATCGTGAAGTGGGACTCGCAGGCCTAAGGAGCAATAGCAATGTCACTTCAGAATACGACCAAAAATATGGCCTACGACAACGCCGCCTACATCGCGCGTGGCAATTTCGCCACCGTGATGACGGCGGGTTCGGGCGGCGTCTCGGGCAAGTTCGTGGCACACGCCAACATGCTGTTGTTCGGGCTCAACGCCTATACAACCACGGCTGGCACCTCGACCTACACGGCGACCCAGTACTACAACTACGCGGGTTCCTCAACCGCGGCCACCGTCCACGTGAACGCGTCGCAGCTCTCGCTGATCCGCATCACCAACACGGCCTCCGCCGGCGTCGCGCCGTCCCTGTCGACCTCCACGATCGGTCCTTTCTACGTCGACACGCTGTTTGCGAACGGCACGGCGACGGGTCAGATCGGTGCGGTGGCGCAGGTGGCGCTCAACACGTCCACGGGTTCGGCGGGTCTGAACGGCCTCGCCATCAACCAGGGCGATCAGATCTACGTTGTGAACGGCACGGACACGTCGTCGGTCAATCTCATCACGATTGACTACTCGGTTCTGCCGCTCGCTAACGTGGTCGCCTAAGGAGAAACGTATGCCTAAGATCACTCAGCCGGGTCGGAAGATGTACGAAACGCCGCAGGTCACCCCGGACCAGCTCGCAACCGAAATGTACGGCGGCGAAGCGCCGTCGCACACGGACGTCATCAAGTCGGCCAACGCTCGCGCCCAGAAGCGTCACGAGATGAAGGGTCAGCACGTTGCGGACGTTGAGGTGCTGCCGGACAGCGCCGAGATGGTTCACAACGAGCTGGTCGGCGTCCGCAACTCGGGATATTTGGTCAAGAAGGGCCTCGAGTACGGCGTCAACGCGTTCTACAACTCGTTGCCCCCGGGCATGGACATTGAAGATCAGGAAGTCTCGGACATCCGCAAGATGGACGTGTACGCCTACCAAGGCGGCCTTGGCTATCCGGGCGATGGTTGGGTCTACCGCAGCGCGGGTTCCATGATGCCTAAGACGAAGGACATGGGCCGCGTTGCGGAAACCAATTACATCGGCCGCAAGAAAGTCTGACCTAGGAGCCAGTCATGCCGAAGATCGTGCAAGAGAAGTTCCAGGTTAACTACCCGGACAAACAGTCAAGCGCAGAAAATCAGCATGGCTGGCTGACCGACATGGAAGCTCGGTCAAAGAAGATGATGCCCGGCCGCGAAGGTGTGCCGGGCGGGGACGCGGCGTCGCGTTTTATGAACAACGCCGCGTTCTTTAACAGCCTGCCCCCGGGCATGGACATTGAAGATCAGGAAGTGGTCGACATCCGCCGCATGGGTATCAACGTGTCGGGCAACATGCCGACCGAGTACGCTCGAGGCGATTTGACGAACAACGAGTTGACCGCGCAATCGTTGCGCGTCGGCTTTAGCAAGAAAAAGTTGCTACAAACGGACGATGAATACACGAGAGAGCACAACGATGCCTTCTACGATAACGTCGGTGGGTTTATAGAAAGGAACAATTACCTCGATCGTTTGTAGATATTGGGCGCGTGAATTCATCGCTCTTTACACTTAAGGCGTAATCATGGCAGGCTCTACACTCATCCAGACATTTCCCGCCAACGTCCAGTCGCCGGTGGGCATCTGTTCCATCGACCCGACGTCGGGCTTGGTCTATTCCCCGGGTTGCTCGAACTACACGCCACTCAGCACCGCGGGCACGGCTACCATCGACAACTCGAGTGGCGGCATCCTGTACGGCTTCAATGCCATCAGCACCGGCACGAGCTGGACGATCACGGCGTATGACGTGTACGTGCAGGGTACGGCGACTAACACCAACCAGTTGATCGCCACGCAAACGGCAGCGGCGACGGGCTTTCAGGGCAACCCGGGATCGGGTGGCACGGGCGTCCGTTACAATGGTAGCCTTGTGGTGGTCACGACCGGAACTCCCGGTCTGTGGAACGTACTTTGGGACTGATAGGGAGAGGACATGAAAGACGAATACACGGTTGATGGGACGATGTTGTTCAACCCGTCGCGTCCACACGGCACCGTCTATGGCGGTGGCCCGGAAGATGGTCGTTGGGTGCAGGATGGCATTCACTACCGCGGCGATCGTAAGCCGGTAGGCTACGTTGAGCCCGCGTTGGACCCGAAAAAGAAGGCGTAATCTACCGGGTAAGCCGGTACAACGGGACCGGCCTTGCGCCGGTCTTTTGTTTTAAGGAATCGCGATGTCATATGACTTACCGGTACGACGCAGCCAACAGATAGGCAGCGCGTTCACCGTGGCGACCCTGCCGAGCCTATCGCAAATGGTGGGCGAGCCGATTGGTATGCTTGCGTACACCGTCGATGGCGGCTTGTACGCATGGAACGGCACTACATGGGTCGCGGTCGCAGCCGGCGCTGCCTTGGCGCTTGGCATCACCCCGATCACGGGCGGCACGTCCGGTTATGTCCTGTATGACAACGCTGGCGTCGTTGGCGAATTGGCCAACACTGGGACGGGCAACAACGTCCTTGCCAACTCACCAGCGCTGATTACACCCTCAATCGACGCGGCCACCGGCGTATCCCTTGCTCTGTCATCGGCTACCGGCCTGACGTTGGGCGGCTCGGTGTTGGCCAAAACGAAAGTTACAACTTTTACGAGCAACGGCACGTACACGCCAGCCTCTGGAGCTATTGCCACTCGCGTAATTATTTGCGCGGCCGGCGGTTCTGGTGGCGCTGGAACCACGACAGCATCAGGTACAGCAAACAGCGGCGGCGGTGGCGGTGGCGGTGGCGCTTATTTCGACGTCACCTTCCCAACTTCAAGTTTGGGCGGCTCCGTATCCGTCACGGTTCCAGCAGGCCCGACATCTCCACCCGCAGGAACCAGCGGTTCAGTTGGTGGCAACGCATCGTTTGGCACGTTTGTCATAGCGTATGGCGGTGGTGGCGGAGCAGTCGGTCAAAGCGCTGCCAACAGCGGTGGCGGTGGCGGTGCGGGTACATTACAGGTTGGCGGCTCAACAACCAGTTCGACAGCCGGTACGGCTGGTAGTTCGAGCGGCGTAGCCGGTGGGTCTGGCGCGGCAGGTCAAAGCGCAGGCTCTCCAGCCGGCGGCGGCGGCGGCGGCGGTGGATTGAACGGTGGCGTCGGTCAAGTTAGCGGTAGATCTTTGTATGTTTTGGGTGGTGCGTCAGGCGGCGGTTCAGGTGGGGGCGTGTCAACAGCTCCAGCGACGTTTGCCGGTGGCGACGGACTACTTAACAACAGCACCACGCACACCATTGCGGGTACAGCAGGATCTGGAAGTAACGGTGGCGCAGGCGCATCGCCCCCCACCCTTGCTGCGTATATCGCAAACGGTGGCGGCGCGGGTGGCGGTTCGGCCATTTCAACCTTTACTGGCGGCAAAGGCGGCGACGGTGGATTTCCCGGCGGCGGCGGCGGCGGCGGTGGCAGCGCGTTGACAACAGGTGTCGCAGGTGCCGGTGGCGCAGGTGGCGCTGGCGTCTGCTGGGTCGTGGAGTATTTCTGATGTCGAACCGATATGCAGTTATCAACAACGTTAGTGCGGTCACCAACGTCGTGTTGTGGGATGGCGTAACGTCGTGGACGCCAAACGATTATCAAGCTGTTGATGCCGACGGCAATCCGGTTGGAGACCCGACACCACAAGTCGTCATTCCCGACACAGACCCACCAACCGCACAGATCGGTTACACATACAATCCCGGCGACGGCACATTTACGCTCGTTCCCGAAACTGTTTCACAATCACCCGGGCTGTTTTCGCGGATTCTGTCCGCGCTCAACCCATTCAAGTAGTACCAGAGGGAGGAACTCATGGTCTGGAAAGCAGATGATCCGCAGGGGAACGAATCGGGCAAGATTCGATGGGAGTTGGTCAAGTGGACACGTGGCCGTGGCCTCGATGTAGGCTGCGGCCCGAACAAAGCGTTCCCGCACATGATCGGTGTGGACAACGGCGCGGACATCCAGTTATTCGGCCACCAGTTCAAACCTGACGTGTGGATTGACGACGCCGCCGACCTGCGGCTGTTCGGCACGGAGTCAATGGACTTTGTGTTCTCGTCGCACGTCTTGGAGCACATCCCGTTTGACAACGTGGTGAAGTGCCTGAAGGAATGGCTGCGCGTCATCAAGTTGAACGGCTACCTCGTTTTGTATTTACCCGACGAGACGCTGTACCCCAAGGTCGGCGAACACGGCGCCAATCCCGACCACAAATGGAACGTCTCGTACAAACTTATCGTTGAGTTGATGGAAAAGGCGGGTTGTTGGGATCTGGTGGACTGGCAGCGACGCGATCAGAACGACGAATACTCGCTTTTTTTCGTGTTTCAGAAAAAGGGAAAGCACCACACGTTCAGTTGCTCCAAACCGAAATTGCAGGTCAAGCGAGCCGCGGTGGTACGGTACGGCGCATTCGGCGACATCGTGCAAGCGTCCTCGGTGTTCAAGGGCCTCAAGGAGCAGGGCTACCACGTCACGGTGTACTGCTCTCCGCCGGGATCGGACGTCATCCTGCACGATCCGAACGTGGATGAGTTCTACTATCAGGACAAGGATCAGGTCCCGAATCACGCTTTAGGCGCGTTCTGGGACTACCAGAAGGCCAAATACGACAAGTGGGTAAACCTGTCGGAGTCGGCTGAAGGGACGCTGCTGGCGTTGCCTGGGCGGTTCCTGCACGGCGTCCCACCGAAGTTGCGGCACAAGTTGACCAACGTCAACTACCTTGAGCTGCAACACGATGCCGCGGGCATACCGCACAAACCGGCGGTTCACTTCTACGCGACACCCGAAGAACAGGCGTGGGCGAAGGCGACGAAGGCCGCGATGGGCGATTACACCATTGTCTGGTCGCTCGCCGGATCGTCCGTACATAAGACGTGGCCCTACGTGGACAACATCGTGGCGGCGCTGCTGCTGGAGTTCCCGAACGTCCATATCGTCATGGTGGGCGGCCCGTCAGCGGTGTTGCTCGAACAGGGTTGGTTCAAGGTTGACGAGACCGGGATGCCGTTGCGCGATGCGGCGGGCAAGAAGATACCAACGGATCCGCGCGTACACCCCATGTCGGGCGACTGGACGATCCGCGAGACGATGGCATTTGCTCAGGTCGCGGACATGGTGATCGGCCCGGAAACGGGCGTGCTGAACGCGGTATCGCACGAGAACGTCGCCAAGGTCGTGTTCCTTTCTCACTCCACCTCTGAAAATCTGACGCGAGATTGGATCAACACGCACGCCCTGATTGCCAAGAACACGCATTGCCCGGGCCGTGGCGACAACGAGGCCCCGGCGTGCCATCAGTTGCATTACGGGTGGGATCATTGCAAAAACTCGTTGGACGATGAGGGCAAGCCAATGGGCATCGCGCAATGCCAGATCGAAATCACCGACGAAATGGCATGGGCGGTCATCGCGCCGCAAATCCATCAGGCGCTTAACAAGGCGGCATAAATGAGTACGTCAGGCACATACACTTGGACGGTGACACGGGATGACATCATCCGTGAAGCTCTCCTCAACATCGGCAAACTGGACGTTTACGGTCAGATTGACCCGATTGAGACCACCGACTGCGCCCGCAAGTTGAACATGATGGTCAAGACGTGGATGGGCCGCTTGGACTACGCGCCCGGTTTGAAGGCATGGACGCGGCAGCGCGGCGACCTGATCCTGTCATCGTCGCAGTACCAATACGCGCTCGGGCCGACGGGCAGCAACTGGGCCGGTGGCGTGGCGGCATTGCCAGGGCAGAACTACGGTCAGGATCAGTTGACCACGGGCGCGAACGCCGCAGCCGTCACGTTGTTCACGGGCGTGGGTTCAACGGGCAACTTCACGGCGGGCGATTACTGCTGTGTGCAGCTCGACAGCGGTGACATTTTCTCCACCACCATCACGGCAGTGAATGCGGGATCCGGCTCAATCACGATTGCCACGGGTTTGCCATCCTCGGCGTCTAGCGGCAACTATGTGTACAACTACACGACCAAGGCGCAGCGTCCTTTAGAAATCGTCACGGCAATTTTGCGCGATAACCAGAGCAACGATACGCCGTTGGACTACATGACGCTCCAGACGTACGAATCGCTGCCGACCAAGACATCAAGCGCGTACGTCGCGGACCCAACCGCCATCTATTACGAGCCACAGATTGGCAACAACGGCCCATCGCAGGCGAACGGTCAGTTGTACATCGACTGTGGCGGCGCTCAGGACGTCACTAAGCAGATCCACATCGTCTACCTGCGGCCCGTGCAGGACTTCAACAACCCGTTGGACAATCCCGAGTACCCGCAAGAGTGGTATTCGGCACTGTGCTGGGGACTGTCTAAGCAGATCGCGCCCATGTTCAACGCGCCGTGGGGGCCGGTCATGGAACAGAATTTCCAAGAGGCCGTGACGTTTGCGCGTCACAGCAACACGGAAACCTCGGACGTGTACTTCATGCCAGGCGCGGGTAACCCGTAATGAAAGTCGTACCGATGTTCGGGGCGGGCATTCAGGGGAGGTCGCTGCCGGTCACGGCACAGCGACGCCTCAATTGCTATTTCGAGCAGCGCCCCGACGGCGACAAGGCCAATATCGTCGTCTACGGGACGCCCGGACTGGTCAACCTCGGCACGATGCCTGGGGTCATCCGACGAATGCTCGGCACCCAGTCGCTGCTATACGTCGTGGCTGGCTCTAATGTCTATTCGGTCAGCACGTCGTATGCGCGCACCACCATCGGCGCCCTGAACACCAATTCAGGCACGGTCTCAATGGCGAACAACCCGTCGCAGGTCGTGATCGTGGACGGCGTGAACGGTTACCTGTACACACCGGCTACCGGCGCGTTTGGTCCGATCACGTCGCCCGGGTTCCCCAACGGCGCCAACACCGTGACGTTTGTCTCGGGCTATTTTGTGTGCGAGCAGCCGGGTAGCCAGTATTTCTGGGTCTCGAACCTGTACGACGGTTCCACGTGGAACGCCCTGGCATTCGCGTCGGCGGCTCAGTACAGCGACAACATAAAGGCTGTGGACGCCCTGATTGGTAACCTCGTACTGTTCAGCGAGAAGCACACGGAATTCTGGCAGAACGTCGGTACGTCACCCGAGCCGTTCGCGCCGATCATCTCGGCAACGTCTGAGTTCGGTATCGCTGCTATATACTCGCGCGCGCACGTCAATCAAACCATCTGTGTCTTGGCGATGAACCCCCAAGGGGCGCCGCAGGTAGTGCAGATCGCGGGTTACAACATCACCGTGATCTCAACGCCGGACATGGACTACATCATGTCCAAGATGTCCACCGTATCGGATGCCATTGCGCTCTCGTACATGGTCAACGGGCATCCCATGTACCAGATCACGTTCCCGACTGCGGATCGTTCGTTCCTATACGACACGGCATCGGGCTTGTGGAGCGAGACCCAAACGGGCTTGACCACGAAATACAGCACCCGACACATCGCCCAGCACTCCACGTATTTCAACGGCTACACCGTCGTGTCGGAATACAACTCGGGCAACATTGATCGCTACGACACTGCGACCTACACCGACAACGGGGCGATCATCCCGCGCGAACTGATCACCCGTCACGGTTCCAACAACTTCAACGTGTTCAGCATCGACGAGATCTACCTTGACATGGAAACAGGCGTGGGCCTCGTATCCGGTCAAGGGTCGGCACCCTGCGTCATGTTAGAGGTCAGCAAAGACAACGGCAGGACGTATTCCACGCCGCGGCAATTGAGCCTCGGCGCGTTGGGCAACTACCGTCAGCGCCTGATCGCCCGTCGGTTCGGATCGTCCCGCGATTTTGTATTCCGCATCCGGTTCACAGATCCGGTGCAGTTCACCATCACCGACGGCGCAGTGACGATCCGCGAGGGCGAACAGTGACCGCTCCGTTATCGCCAATACCTGGGCCACAGATCAGCTCCAAGGACTTGCTCACGCCAGTCTGGCGTTCGTGGTTCAATCAACTGTACCAGTACATCAGCGTCAGCGGTGCAACCGGTGGCTTTCTGGGCGCATCCACCCCGCTATCCACCACCGCACCTTTGACGGGCGGCGGTTTATTGTCGGCCAGCTTGACGCTCGGAATCGACCAGACGGCAATTACCATTACCGAATCGCAAGTCACGGGCCTGACAGCCGATCTGGCGCTCAAGGCGCCGCTATCGTCACCGGCCCTGACCGGCACACCCACGATCAACGCCGTCTCCATACGGACCGGCACGGGAAGCCCTAACGGATCCGTCACCGGTAACCCGGGTGACCTGTATCTCAACAAGTCGGGCGGCGCGGGGACGACGCTCTACGTCAAAGAATCGGGGACGGCGACAAACACGGGATGGGTGGGCAAATGACCGCAATAGCGCAATTGGTTGAGGGGCATGGCGAGAAACTGGATCAACTGGAAGCCGAAATGCACCGGTTGCCACAGCAGACGTGCAGCGTGCGCCACATATTCGCGCCCGGAATGTACATCCGAGAGGTGTCTATTCCCGGCGGCACGTATGTGGTCACCCACAAGCACCGCGAGCCGCACCTAAACGTATTTGTGCAGGGCAGCGGCACGATGATCATGTGCGACGGCAGGCATCAGCCCATGAAAGCGCCGATGACCTTTGTCAGTCAGCCAGGGCGAAAAGTCGGCTACGTTGAGACCGACCTCGTGTGGCTGAACGTCTGGGCCACCGACGAGACCGACATTGACAAGCTCGAGGCCATGTATTTCGACAAGACCGAGGAGTTTGCCGAGGCGCAGCAGCAGCACCGGCTGACGCAAAACGTCGCCTTAATCGGCCACGACCGTGACGATTACGCCACAGTGCTGGCCGAGCTGAACGTGCCCGAGTCGTATGCCCGTTCCGTATCCCAGAATATGGACGACCTGATCCCGCTGCCGTTTGGGGCCTACAAGGTCAAAATCGGCGCGTCGCTCATTGAGGGCAAGGGCGTCATTGCCACGGCTGACATCGCGGCGGGCGAATTCATCGGTCCCGCACGGATCGGCACCCTGCGGACGCCGTTGGGACGCTATGCCAACCATTCTCCTACCCCAAATTGCAAATTTGTCAATGCAGGCGACCGCATTATTTTGGTAGCATTACGCCCGATAGTGGGCTGTCGCGGAGGCTTTGACGGCGAGGAAATCACGGTGAACTACCGGGACGCCCTTGCACTTAACCTACAGATCGGAGCGCAGTCATGAGTGGAGTCGCAGGGGCTATCGCAGGAGCCGCAGTAGTCGGTGCCGCCGGTAGCATGATCGCCGGTAGCGAGGCCGCATCCGCGACCCGAGACGCGTCCAATGCCGCTATTGCGCAGCAACAGGCGGCGCTACAGCAACAAGCCCAGTTGTCCGCTCCGTACCGTCAGCTCGGGCAGAACGCGATGGGCGCGTACCAGAACCTGTTGGGCATCGGCGCCAACGGTCAGGTCAACCCGCAACTCGCGGAGCAGACCTTGCAGAATATGCCCGGGTATCAGTTTCAGCAGCAACAGGGCCAGCAGCAGACGTTGGCCGCGGCCGGCGCGATGGGCATGGGACTTTCTGGCAACACTCTGCAAGCGCTGTCCAAGTACAACCAAGGCTTGGCTGATTCCACGTATCAGCAAGAACTCCAGAACCTTCTGGCACCCGTTCAGTTGGGCCAAGCGGCAGCGGCGGGTCAAGCCGCAAACGTCGGTCAGGCCGCATCCAACATCGGCAACATTGCGATGAACCAAGGCCAAAATCAGGCCAACATCGCCATCGGCCAAATGGGCGGCATCACCGGATCCATCAACAATGCCATGAACCAGTACACAACCATGAACACGCTCAAGGCGCTACAGGGCGGATCCGCAGTCGGCGCATCACCATACGTTGCCCCGACGTTATCCACCCCGCAGACCAGCGGCTTTGGCGACATTTTCGGAGGCCCCTGATATGGCTATTGATCCGCAAAGCATCGCCAGTATTGGCCAGAACGGGCCAGACATCGCCGGTTCTACGATGAAGGCATACACGTTGGCCGACGCAATCGACCGACGTCAAATGAACCAGATGACGTTGCAATCGCAGCGCGAAGAACAAGCGGATCTGTCCAAGATCAAGACGCTGTCGCAACAATACGACCTGAGCAACCCCGAGCAGCGTCACGAGCTGGCGTCGCGGGTGCAAAAGGAAGTCGGCGGCAAGTACGCGATGGACTTTATGCGGATGGCTGACGAGCAGGATCGTCGCTCTCAAGAACTGAGCGCGTCGCAGCTTGACACGTACCAGAAAAAGCACGAGATCATGACGTCGGCCATCATGCCGATGTATCAGCAGATTCAAGCGGCGACGCAGCAAGGTATCCCACCAGGGCAAATTGAGGCGCAGCTGCTGCCGGCGTTTAAACAGACCCTCGACACGCTGCAAAAGCAAACGCTGCCCAACGGCGAAAAGGTGCTGAATCAACAAGACATCCAGCAGATCTCGACCATGCTGTCGGGTCAGCCGGGCGCATTGTTGGGCGGCATCAATTCCGCGATGGCGGCGTCAAGGACGGCGCAGGAATTTTTTGCTAAGCAAGCAAAAGAAAAGCGCGAAAGCGAAAATGTTCAAAGCGAGATCAAGCACCGCGAGAACATGGAAGAGCAAGGTCGCGAGCGGTTGGACATCATGCGCGGCAAGGCGGCTGAAGGTAAGGGCGATCCGTTGTCGGCTGACGCCATACGACAAGCGGCTGAACGGATCGTTGGCGGCGAACCTCGCAATCAGGTCATCGCGGGCTACGGTCGTGGCGCGCAGGGCGCCGAAAACATCCGCAAGATTGATAACGCGGTGGCGGCAATGACCGCCGGCAAGTCCGGGAGTTCCATTACGGAAGCCGGCATCACGCGAGCCGGTGAGCGTCGCACTGAACTTGAGCTTTCGGCGCGTGAAGGCAAAATTGCCACTGCGGTCAAAGAAGCTCAGAACTTTGCCACGATTGCGTTGGACGCGTCGGCCAAGGTTCCTCGAGGTCAATTCCTGCCGTGGAACAAGCTGTCCCAATACAAGGACACGCAGGTGCAAAGCCCCGAGCTTGCATCGTTCAAGGCTGCGACGTTGTCGTTGGTCAACGCTTACACGCGAGCGGTCGGCGGCGGCACGGTACACGTTGCCGACAAAGAACACGCTAACGAGATGCTCAACACCGCGCAGTCGCAACAGGCGTACGAAGCCGTGGTCAAGCAGCTCATCACCGAGACGCAGGCCGCATTGGCAGCGCCCGGCCAAGTCCGCGCACAGGCGCGAAACGAGACACCCACCCCTGCCGCTACAACCCCCCAAGCTGGGTCCCCTCCCCCCAGTTCCCCTAGTAGCGGTGGGGGTGGACCTACCATGTCGGCACAGGATCAAAGCGCGTTGGCGTGGGCTAACGCTCACCCGAACGATCCTCGAGCGGCGGCGATCAAACAGAAGTTGGGCGTGCGCTAATGGCTGACTTTGACCCAGATGCGTATTTAGGAACGCCGGCGGCGCCTACGGGCGGGTTTGACCCCGACGCGTATTTGGCAAGTACGCCAACTCAAGCTTTACCCAAACGGCATTGGTGGGAAAGCCCCGCTGGTCGCACGGGCGGGGAAATGGGTCAACCTGGCGCATTCATCCCCGGCGGCAAACCAACTGCCAAAGAACAAGCGGCGGTGACCGCCGGTGCCGAAGGTTTGGCCATGGGCGTCGGTGCGCCGATATTGGCGGGCATGGAAATTGTGGCGCCCGAATCGTACAGAAAGCTTGAGGCGGGTTATCAGGCGCAGCGGTCACTGGCTGGTGACAAGGGCATAGACGTTCCTCGAGCTGCTGCTGAATCTATCTACATGGGTTTAATGCCTGAGATCAAAGGCGCAAGCGCGTTGGCGCGTATGGGCAAGACGGCGGGTTACAACGCCCTGATCGGCGCCATGACGCCAACGCAACAAACGCAACCGGGGTCAACGTTGGTCCGCAAAGGCGAGCAGGCCTTGACGGCCGGCGGGCTCGGTCTGGCCGGCGGCGCCGTGGGCGAGGCCGTTGGCAAAGTTCCGGGAAAAGCCGCGGGCACTACGGACGACCCGTTGGCTGGCCTGTCCGGTCCAGACATTGCCAAGGCGACGCGTCAGGTTGACGAGTTCGTGACCCAGAAAATGGGCATCAACAAAAACGAATTGGTTGAGTCGGTTTACAAGCAGCTGCTGACGGTGGCGCGTAACGCCAAGACGTTAGACAAGCTGGACCCCGCGGCGGTAGCGCGACTCAACAAGCTCCGCAGCGTCGGCATCACGGAAGCCACACAAGGGCAGCTGACCCGCGATCCCTTGCAGCGTCAGGCAGAAATTCAAGCGCAGCAGTTGGCCGGCGGCGAGGATTTGCGCCAGTTGACAATTCAGCAAAACAAACAGCTGTTGAACAATTTGTCGCTGTTGCGTGGCGACCGCGGCGTATTGCCGTACGAAAGCACAGGCGCCGGGCGCGGCGTTCGAGAGGCGCTGGAGGCCAAGTATCAATCGTTGAAGCGTGGCGTCAGCCGCCTGTACCGCACGGCAGAGCGCGTGGCCGGCGACACGCCAGTCAACGCCGGCGAACTGGCCGATCATGTCAACACGCATGGCGACCCGGGTTTGATCCCGTACGTAAAAAACAAGCTGCCCAAGGACGCGTACGTTGTTGACGAGAACGGACTGCGGCTGACCCGCGAACTGACGCTGAAAGAACTGGAAATTGTCCGTAAAGCAGCGACGACCGCTAAGTTGGCCGGCGGCGATAAAGGCCATTACGCCGGCGAGATTACTGACCTGATCGACCGCATTACCGAAGGCAAAGGTGGCGAAGCGTATGCGGCTGCTCGAGCTGCTCGGCGCAAGGTTGGCGAAGAATTCGAGCGGACGCGGGCGGTAGAAAGTTTGGTCAAGACTCGCGGATTGTCGAAAGAAAAAGCCGTGGCGCTGGAAGATGTTTGGCGCCAGTCGGTCATCACGGGTTCAGTTGAAGATCTACAGAAGCTGAAAGATTCGCTGACCAAGCCGGTGGAGGCCGGTCGGTTGGGCGCAAAGCGGACGCAGGCACTGGTCGCCAAAGGCACAAAGGCGTTTGACGACGTCCGTGCCGCCACCGCGGATTACTTGTTGTCGAAGGCCACACGCGGTCCGTCCAATATGCCAGGCGACCCGGTGATCGGCTGGAATGCTTTCCGTAACGCGGTGAACGAGATTGGCCCGGAAAAGCTTGAAATCCTATATGGCAAAGCCGGCGCTAAGAAGTTGAAGGACGCTGTTGAGGCGTTGGAAATCATCAAGACCGAAGATGCCAACGCTTGGAAAGGAAGCCCCACGTTCAAGCACCTTTTGGGCGTGCTAGACACGTTGGGCGGTTTGGGCGGCAAATACATCGGCACTGAATTTGTGGCCGGCGCAGTCAAACAAGCGGCAAAGCTTAAAGAAATGGGCGCAGCCGGTCGCACCGCTCGAGCTGCTGTGCAGAATCCGTTGGAGAAGGCCGCACGCGAAGGCCAGACGTTGGAAAGCTTGCGCCGCAAAGGCACGATTCCAACGATTACAATCACCCGCGGCATGGCTGACCAACAGGATCAACCGCAATGAAAGTCCTCGTGATTGAGCTTGAGGACGCCGGCTGCGGCCTAGACTTTGTGCTGCGCTGCGTCCAAGCCGGCCATAAGGTGCGTTACTACAAGCCCGCCGAGAAGAAATACGAATTCGGCAAGGGTTTCCCGGGCGTTGAACACATTGACAACTGGGCCACCTCGTTCAAGTGGGCTGACCTCGTGTTTGCCACCGGCAACGACAAGTTCCTGCCCCGCATCGGCGTGATGCAAAAAGGTCAGATCAAGTTTTTTGGACCGTCACAGGCCAGCGCCGACCTTGAGATCAAGCGCGAACTGGGCATGAAGTTCTTGGAAAAGCACGGCATTGAATGCCCTGAGTTCAAGACGTTCCCGAACCTTGACGCTGCTGAAGCGTACCAACGCAAGTCGAGCGAGCGGCACGTATTCAAGACGTTAGGCAGCGAGGAAGATAAGTCGCTGTCGTACGTCGGCAAGACGCCCGCCGACATGGTGGCGCGTATCCAGCGATGGAAGAAGCTCGGCATGACCCTCAAAGGCCCGTGTATGTTGCAGCAATTCATCCCGGGCGTGGAGTTCGCGGTCTCGCGTTGGCTTGGCGCTGACGGCTGGGTCGGATTGCCCAACGAGAACTTTGAGCGCAAGAAATTGTTATCGGGCGACGCGGGGCCGAATTGTGGCGAGTCCGGCACGGTCATGAAGTATTGCACCGAATCCGTCTTGTTTGACGAGGTGCTAGCGCCTTTGGAGGACAGCCTGATCCAAATGGGTCACCTGGGCGACATCGACGTCAACTGCATCATTGACGAGAAAGGCAAGGCGTGGCCTTTAGAGTTCACGATGCGCCCTGGTTGGCCCGCGTTTAACATCATGCTCGCGACCCACAAAGGCGATCCGGTGGAATGGATGCTGGACGCTTGCAAAGGTGAAGACACGCTCGATGTCAGCACCGCCATCGCGTGCGGCATTGTCGTGGCGCAGCCGGACTATCCCCACAGCAACGCCACACAGAAGGAAGTCACGGACATCCCGATTTACGGCGTGACCCCGAAGAACCGCCGTTACATCGCGCCCCAGTCGGTCAAGATGGCAGTGTTGCCCCAGATGGAAGGCGACAACATCGTTGAAAAGCCCATGTGGGCCACCTGTGGCGATTATCTGGCGGTGGTGACAGGTACGGGCAAGTCGGTCAAACAAGCCGCTGAGCGCGCTTATGGCGTCATTAAGGAACTGCACGTTCCGGACATGATGTTCCGCGACGATTGCCACGAGAAGATGGAAAAAGACATACCCGAGCTGCATAAGCACGGTTACGCCCTCGAATTCACCTATGAATGAGTAACCTATGGCTACCGGCTACCTGATCCCCGTTGCGAACTGTTTGCAAGTGTTTTCCGACCAAGGAATCGTTGCGAGCGGCTACAAATTGGCGACTTATTTGGCGGGTTCGACAACGCCCGTTACAACGTACACCACGTCGAGCCTGACGGTCGCGAACACTAACCCCGTCGTGCTGCAAAGCAACGGTCGGTTGCCAAACGCGATGTGGGTGCCATCGGGAACGTTGGTCAAAATTGTCTTACTTGACGCCAATAACAACGTGATCTCGGGGGGAACGTACGATAACTTGTCGGCCATCAACGACCCGTCGGCGATCACCATTCCGGCATCGTCGGTCACAGGACTTGCCGCATCGGCTACGACGGACACGACAAACGCATCCAACATCACCGCCGGCACGCTGCCAGCGGCCCGAATTACGGCGTTAAATGGCGTGCAATTTGGCGGGTTCGCGAGCACGACGCCTTACCCCGTCACGTTCTCCGCAACCGCCATGTCTTTGGACGCTTCACAGTCCAACGTGTTCACCACAACGCTTACGGCTTCAATCACCGTGGCGCCTACCATCGTCAATCCCAAAGACGGTCAGACGATTAACTGGTTCCTGACGCAGGACAGCACGGGCGGTCGCCTGATCACGGGTTACTGGCCCAGCGGTTTCAAATGGCCCGGTGGCAGCGCTCCGGTGTTGACCACGGCAGCGAACGCGGTGGATCTGTTGGTGGCAACGTACCGGGCCTCCACGGGCTACTGGTACGCCTCGCTGATCAAGAATTTCTCATGACATTCGCAGCCGCGACATTGCAGATTGCGGGATCGTCCGGCGGCGGTGGTGGCGGTTCTATTACTAACGTCACGACGGGCGTCGGCAGCTCGGCAAACGCGCGTCAGTCGTATACCTGGTGGGGTTGGCTACAGTCTCCGGCATTCGCGGCGGCGTTCGGCCCGGACAGCGCTATCGGCTCGCCTACGCCCGCCAGTCCCAGCCTTTACGGTTATACCCTCGTCGGCGTTTATGCGGGCGACGGCGGCTCAGGAACGTCTAACGCGTACACCTACAACGTCGCAGTCGCGGGATCCGCGCCGACGGGTACGGTCAACAGCCTGACAGTTGCCGGCACGACCATCAGCAACTTCACGTTGACCACGATCACGACGTACCAACCGGCCTATACCATATTCCGGTTCGGGATGAATTCACCCGCGGCAGAACTGTTCGGAACGAGCGGTACTGTCACCTGCACCATTGCATGAGGCGCCATCATGGGATTCGTTATATTCGCGACCATCGCCCTTCTGATCCTTGGTGACATCATTCTCAATGATCGACCGCCGAGGAAATGACGATGCACGAATCAACCACCAAAGCCGACGGGGCGGCTGTTGCGGTCTGGGCCGCCTATTTCATCAGTCACCTGACTGAAACGAATCAACTGCTACAGTTTTTCTGTCTGCTACTCGGTTTGATTTCAGGCATTTACGCAACGCTGTACCACATCATGCGGTGGCGAAGGCTGAAGAAAGAGAATGAGCGCCGAGCTTGACATCGCTTTCCCTCGGGTCAAAGAAGCCGAGGGATACCGGATGTATCCGTACAAGGATACGGTCGGCATTATGACCATTGGTTACGGCTGTGCGCTTGATAACGGTTGGCCTGAACCGTTCGCCGCAGCCGTCGCCAAGATCCAGTTGGAACAGGCCGAAGTGGACGCCTTGGACGTGCCGGGATACCTCAATCTGTCGCCCATGCGGCGCAGCGTCCTGATTGAAATGGTGTTCAATCTCGGTCTGACGCATCTTATGCAATTCACCCATTTCATTGCCGCACTCAAAGCCGGGGACTACAAAACCGCGGCGGCTGAGATGCTGGACAGCAAATGGGCAACGCAGGTGGGAGACCGCGCCCGTCGTTTGGCTCTTATCATGGAAATGGGGACTGATACATGATTCCGACCACCGTACCGTTGATGGGCCACACCATTCAGGTATTCGTCATTGCCGAGCAAGATTGGCCTCACGGCGCAGACACGGCGGGCATCTGGATACCGCACCAGCATCAGATCCAAATCAACGACGGGTTGGACGATTCCAACAAGTTGCACACGTTTTTCCACGAGCTGCTGCACGCAGCCTTGGACGCGATGAACCACAAGTTGAGCCGAAACGAAGCGTTCGTTGACAACCTCGGTGGCCTACTGCACCAGGCATTGACGGGCGCGACCTACGCGAAACCGAAGCGCGTCCGTAAACGCGTATCGAAGAAATAATGTGGCGCGACATATTGTCATCCCGGACGTCCAAGCGAAGCCGGGCGACGATTTCACGCACATCGACTGGGCGGCACGGGCCATCGTGGACCTCAAGCCCGACGTCATTGTGGTGTTGGGGGATTGGTGGGATCTACCGTCACTCTCCACCCACGACGCTCCGGGATCGAAAGAGGCCGAAGGTCGACGCGTACTGACCGACATTGAAGTCGGCAATGAGGCGTTTGAACGGTTGGTCACGCCCATTGAGCGCGAGCGCATACGCTTGGCAACGAAGAAGCGGCGTATGTGGAATCCGCAATGCCATTTTCTATTCGGAAACCACGAAGATCGGCTGACGAGGGCTATATTTCGCGACCCCAAATGGGAAGGCATCATCAACCTCGACAGCCTGAAAACCCCGTGGTTTACCCGTCACCCGTTCCTCAAGATCGTGGAAATCGACGGAATATCGTACTGCCACTATTTCCCCAACCCATTTAGCGGTCGCCCCATCGGTGGGGCCATCACGGCGCGCCTCGGCAACATCGGGCGGTCGTTCGTGCAAGGGCATCAGCAAGGGTTCATGTACGCTTCCAAGGTGTACCCGAACCACGTCAAACACGGCTTGGTGTGCGGTCGGTTCTACACCCGCAACGAGCATTACCGGCCCGATGACGTCCAAGGGGTCGAATGGAACGGTATCGTGATGTTGGATTGCGTTCATAATGGCGATTATGACCTGGTGCCGTTACGCATCGACACATTACGAGAACGCTATGGGAAACAATGAGTTCGATGATTATGTTGCGGCATTAGGTAATCTGCATGCCTTTCGCACGCGACACAAAAGTCGGGTCATGAGGCCGGACATCAAAGCGGACGTCGAAGCTCTCCGCGATCAGGTCAACGAGCTTCATGACATGATCGAGGTAATCACATGCGCCTTGCAGAGCCTATCAAGCTCGAAAATTACGAAAGCAAAAACGATCCGATCAACCCGAGTCATTACCAAAAAGGTAAAGTTGAGTGCATCAGCGCCATTGAGGCGCAGCTCACGTCCGAGGAGTTCCGAGGTTACCTCAAAGGCCAGGTCGTCAAGTACGTCTGGCGCGAGGATCAGAAGGGCGGCACCGAGGACCTCAAAAAAGCGCATTGGTATTTGACTTACCTTTTAAATTACGACGAGGGTTAAATCATGAATTGGCTAAAATCCATTCCTCAGTTTCTTGAACTGTTCAAGGAAGGCAAGGAGATCAGCAATGCGGCGACATGGCAGAATCGCACCGTGGCAGCGAATGCCTGCGTGGCGCTGCTGGGGACGTGTTTGGTCATCGCGAAGACGTTTGGTTACGCCATCGAGCTTGACCAAGAAACTATGTCAAATCTGGGCGCTGGCATTGTGGCTGTTGTTGCTGCTGTCAACGCCGTCATGCACACCATTACGTCAAAAAATGTCGGATTGTCGCCCGACGGCATCTCTGGAACCGGGAGCGAAAATTCCATCAACATGGAATAAACTGCCCCCAGTCATCGTTGGTTTTGAATGTCCTTTAGGAGAAACGAAATGAGTTTTTTCACGACTTTGGAGGCCGATGTAGCGGCCCTTGGTAAGTGGTTCGGCGGTAACCCGGTCGGCGCGCAGATCGAAGCAGACTTTCGCTCGGCGGTGTCGGAACTGGAAAAGATCGCCATTGCCGATTTGGAGAACGCGGTCAAGGTCATCGGCCTTGCGGCGTTGACGGGCTTGGCAACGGGCGGCACGGCGGGCGCCATTGCTGCCGGCATTGCCTCGGCGCAGACGGAGTTCAAGAGCATCAGCGCCGATGTAACGTCTAAGACCCTGAACACCTTGGTCACGACCGTGGTCAATCAGGTGTCTGCCCAAACCACGCCAGCGCCGATCATCGCCCCGTAATGGGCGACGGGGTTATACCCCCATCGGATTGGGCGTCAGAGGTCCTAGAACGCCTCGACGCCCTTCCGACCATATTGCGGCAGCAGGAAACGATTGGGCGGCTTCTGTCGGTCATCCAGAGCCTGAAAGACAAACGCAATCGGTTGAGCAAAGCGCTGATCGAAAGTCGGTCGGAACTGGCGACGGCTCGGGCTGAAGTGGACGAGCTGCAACAGGTCATTATCAAGCGTTTGTCCGGTAAACCCTGATGGGCCACGCCGTCCTGCTGATCTTGTTGGCGCTGTGGTTCGGCCACCACCATCGGATCGCCCTGGTTGCGACGATCGCGATGGCATGGCATCTCAATCGGATCAGACGCCGGTTTCGGTAGCGCCCCTCTCCCGGATTCGAGCCGCAAAGACCTCGCCGCCTTTGACGGGCGACTTTTGTTCACACACTTTCGCACACGCCTCGCGCTCCTCGGCCCTTGCCCGCGCATCGACTTTCGCCATCAGCGCGTGAAGCGCGTCGTAGAACGTTTGATGCAACTCGGCAAACGCATATCTGGCTGCTTCATCGCGGGTCATGGGTTGTCCTCCTCGCAGCGTTGAGTGACCGCCGAGACTCGAGCCGATTGACGAGCATCCAGATCAAGATCGTGGCAGCGATTCTGAAGACCACGATGAAAGCGAGGGCGCAGAACGCCAGTTTTATGATG